TCGTCTACATACCCAACTGCTTTAAGTTGTGTATAACGTTCAACAATGGTTTGTATTGGAGAATTTTTATCTTTTCTGTCTACGCTTGGATCAACTTGTAATCCAACTAATAGATAATCACACTGTTCCTTTGCTTCACGCAACATAATTACATGTCCTGCATGTAATAGATCAAATGTACTACAAGTAAATCCTACTTTCATTAGTGTTTCCTCTTACCGTCAAACACACAGACAAAATACATATCTTCGTCATTCAAGTTTATTACTTTATGAAATACACCATCTTGAATAGGTACTACATCTCCTGCTTGTACTTTAATAAAATCGTTATCTAATTGCATTTGTCCTGCGCCTTCGATGAAGAAATATACTTCTTCTTGCCCATCATGACTATGTCCACTTGTTTGTTTATGACCATGCAATCTTGTACTACTAAGAACTAGTGTGTTGCCAAACGGATTATCCTTAACAATATACCTGTCATCTTGTTTTGCAATATAACCACCAATGTCCTTAATATCTACTTTCATTATTTCTCCTTTTAAAAAATATCCATTAAAATAAAACTAATACAAAACCATATAATAAGATATTCCATTATTTTTATTCTCCGAAATCAAATAAGCTATTAAAAGTATTGTTCTGCTTTGTATCTTCTAGTGGATAGTTAAGCACACCAATCAAGTTATCTAGCTTGTTATCAATAATAGTTTCTGCCATTGCTGAATCATCAAATGGCAGTTCTTTAAACCAATCAGGTATATGTAGCTCGTCTGTTGGATAAGCTACACTAGTATATCCTAGTGGATTTTGCTTTAGCTTACAAACAATAACTTTCATACCATCGACAATTTCTTGCGAGTACTTGTCACCGTTCATTCGCTTTAGTGTGTTCCAGTTAATACTTGCTCTAACATGGCCTGGCATATTTGCTTTACCTTGTTTTTCTTCTAGTCGTTGATAATGCCCAATTTTATTTGCACGTTTAGGCGACCCTTTCTCCCAACCAGGACGTTCACTAAATTCTTTACGGAATACAGTAATACGTTCTAGTACACCTTCTACCGGCTTGTCTGTTAATACCATTAGTAGTAGTTCACTTAAAAACTCTTGCATAAACACAGGAGTATCTGATCTACGTAAGTCTAAGCCCATTGCTTTTACTTTGCCAGGCTTGCCGTCTATGTCTGTTCTAAAACCTTCGTTGTCAATTACTAGTGCAGCATAACGCTTTTTAGTAATATACAATCCTGACTTTGCAACAATTTCTCTACCTGCCGCAATTACATCTGCTCGACTTGCTGGACAATGAAATGCTTGTGCCATAAACTTTGTAAACGTACTATCTACTGCTTCACTAACTTGGTCATATAATTTAATAGCGTTTTCAGTATTCCAAGGAACTTTGCCTGAGTCTATATCAGCTTTAAGTGTTGGATATGCACTAAAGTAAACAGAGTCTGTATCACCATAAATAACTGCTTCGCCTGTGTGATCATATTTTCCAGCAATAACATTATTAGCTTCTGCACTCATGTGCTTAACAATAGTTCTGCCACTTAGTGTAGTAGACTGACCGATACGCTTATCAAAAAAGCGACAGCCAGGGTTGAGAATAGCGCCGTACAAACTATTAAGATTAATTTTTTTAACAAGCTGTCTTTTATCCCAGTATTCTGTTTCAATGGCATTCCCTGCATCCTTTGCTTTTTTAAGTTGTGCTTGCAAGTCTTTACGTTCACTATACCAGCGTTTTAATAATCCAGGAATAACACCTTCGTGTTCTGTTGTAAAGATTGTACCGTTTGAACTAAGCATCCACGGCTTGTTACTATCAAAGATTACTTTGTATATTTCAGCACCACTCATTACCTTTGATTCGCCGTTTTCAAAGTCGACAGTTAGTGCAACATCTTTACGTTGCTCCATAACAGCTTCGTATTCTTCTGTTGAAAAACGTCCTTCCCAGCTACCTGCAAATGACTTTTTCTTTAAGCCCATATCTTCTGTTACACGAGCATCTGAAATATCAGGACGTATCTGTCCAACAATAGTTGCCGGATCCATATTCAATGCACGAATTACACTAGGATACAGACTGTTTAAGTCCATACTTGCAATCCATTTGTGTAGTCCTTTTTTTGGAAATGCTACATAAGCGCCTGCAGCTTGTGTGTTTTCATCATCACGTTTTGCACGATTAGGAACTTGCATACCTCTATGATGTGCTTCGTTAACAATAGCTTGCTCTGTAACTGCTACAGCACCCATAGTGGTTTGTAGCAATACAGTGTTTGCATGAGCAAGTTCGTTACTAAGATCAATAAATCTTAGTTTTTTGTCCAGCTTGTCCAGTAGTGCGGTATCTTGTATGTTGTATTCGATGAACTTTCTAAAGTCATTGTTGTACAACTGGTCCAAAGTGCCTTCATAAGGGACCTTGTTCTCGCCAACTTCGATTTCACCAATGGCATCAAGTCTGTATGTGTGTCTTTCTTCATATGTATATTTACGATATAAATTCAAACTATCTAAATGCACTCTACCTATTAGGTCAAAGGTTTGTGCTATTTTACCATACTTTTCATATTCACGCTTCTTAGGAAGTTGCCCCCATAAACAAAATCTACGTGTATCATCTTTGCTTAGTACACGGGCAGTTCTATTTACAGTATAAGGAATATCATAACCTTCGCTGTTCCAACCTGATAAGATATCACTATCTTCAATTAGTGTTAAGAAAGTGTCAATCATATCACCTTCTTTTTCAAACAGCATTACATTATCAATACCTTCAAGTTCTTTTTTAGCTTCGTCCATAGTAAGTGTCTTAGGAGGAACTGCCAAGCATACCATTGTTTCTAACCATTGTAAGTATACACTAATACTTGTAATAGGCATAAATGGATCACTTGGATCAGCAAAGCCTTTTTCTGGATCAAAGTCTGTTTCGATATCAAAGAATGCAATGTTTAGTTTTGGTGCATCTTGGTTAAGATAATTTTCACTTAAACATTGGAATATAGGATTAATGTCGCTTTCAAATAGTTGCTTGTCTCTGTTAATAGCAACTTCTTTCCGAAAGTCTTTTGTATTTTTACAAACAATACGGCTTAGTGGATCACTGTATATACTTTTATACTTGCCTCGTTGGTCTTTGTAATAGAAAGTATACTTTACTGGATACTCTGTAAAATGTCTTTTGCCTTCTCGACGTTCGACAGCTCTAATAATATCAGAATCTCTATCGAACATTGCGTCCACGTAACTCAAATCTTTGCCTCCTCGTTGCTTGCGGCCAACGCTAACCTTACTTGCTCTTTAGTGAGCGAATCTATACTAATATATATCACTGTAACACAAACAATTGTATTAAAGCGATTGTATTCATTACAACAAACCAACTACACAAGAAAATTGTGAATGCCGCTTTGCGTATAACTGTACTAATTAATCCTAGCAAACTTCCTATAAGATACATAGGAATAAAAATCTCTGTAGCAGGATCAAGTACTGTAAATGTTAGTACCGCACTAGCACCTACTAGAAAAATTGTTTCTAGGAATTCACAATAAAATGCAAATGGACTTAGTCGATAACTTTCTTTAAAGTAGGCAACAACTGCATTCACTTGTCTTTACCTACTGTCACAACTAACGTTTCAAGATCATCAAACGCATCGGCATGTTGTGCCCAGTCGCCTTTTTGTGCAATCTTAATCGCTTTGTTAATAAGAGTAGGTTTCATGTCTAATTCTTCTGCAACTGCCTTAACAGTTTCTTTTAGACCTGTGCTTAAATCTTCAATTTCTTGTAATACAGTTACACCTTCATTTACTAGCCGTTCTAGTTTGGCTTTCTCTTCGGCGCCGTAGGTTCTATCACTCATACAATTTCTCCATTAGGTATTTGTGTAATTGTATTATTATACTACAGTTTTAGGGGGTTGTCAACTACTTTTTTGAGTTTAATGCTGCCCAGAGTTGGGACTTTATGGACTCATTAGTATCTTTATGTTTTTGCTTGCGGGGGATAGTTTTTGTTTTATCTTTATGACTGCCTGCAGCACCACTTTTTCGTAGGTCATTCATATACTGAGCATTTGGATCTCTAGCTTTTATAAGTTTTGCTTTCTTTTTGCCTTCTACAAGAGTTGCTATTACCTCTTCAAGATAAGATATTCTTGCTTCTAGTGCTTCAATTTTACCAGTACCTGCTTTTGCATCTACTATTGTAAATGGTTTGCCATTTACACCATCTATTTGCTTCCTACTAATAGCATAAACTGCACCTTTCATACCTAGTTGAATTTGTGGTTTACCATCACCGTCTACTTTACCGTCAATAAGTCCAAGAACAGGAATATCTCTTCTAAGTATACCTTTAGCATTTTTATACGTAACTTTGTCTCCCACAGCCAAAGTATGACCCTCTGCACTTGTTGGCCAACCAGTCGGCGCAGGTGCTTGTCCTTTTGGTTTCGGTTCAGGTTTTCCTTTAGGTTTAGGTTTTGCAGTAACTTTTGCATTAGGTTTAGGTCCGTCAAGTGTTGAGCTTAACGCATTTAGTTTATTATAGTTTTTAAATCCGTGCTTGAATGCATCTGCGGCACTAACTTCATTTAGTTGTACACCAGCAAGTTTTGCAAAATCACTTACACTATAGTCTTTATCAATAGGAACTGAACCTTTTGGAACTTCATGCACATCGCCGTGTCCGTCAACGAAACTTTCGGTGACAGTGGGTGCTTCTCCTGAAGCCATTTCACTAATTTTTTTTATATCGTCTGCAGGGTCTGCAGGATCCATAGCAAATAACTTATGCTGAAGTGCATTCCAATCCATTATCTTTTGCCAGATGCTTTTGCGGCGTGTACTGCTTTACGATGTGCAGCTGATTTAAACTTTTTTTTACCTTCAGTAGTTTTTTGATCTTTTTTATCTTTTGTATCTTTAGTAGTTTTGTCGTTGTATCTTTTATCGCCAGCTTTCATTCTTTGATACGCAGGAGTGTTTGCAACTTTATCAGCATTATGCACATCCATTTTTGGGGTAGCGTTTTCTAGTTTAGCTTGAAGTTCTTCTTTGTAAGATTCTTTCTTTCTTGATAACCGGTCGCCGGCTTTTTTTGCTCTAGCCGCCTTGTCCATATGGTCATGATAGTAATCTGACTTCATTTGCCCGATCTCATCAGGCGTCTTTCCGCTTGTGTCTAATCCTGACTTATCGAAATTTGCAAGGTCTGATTTTTTATATTGTTTTTTAAGCTTTCTTTTCATCAAGGCTTTACCGACACCTTTAAATGGACCTTCTGTAGCTACAGCCTTAATTTTGTTGTCGCAACAATCACAAATTTGTCCAGCTTCTTTCATAGTGTGCTTACCGCCACAATGACCACAATCAGAACTACAACCACATGTTGCTTCTTTTTGTGATTCGCCGACTACCATAGCTTCGTCTGCTAGGCCACTTTCTTCATAGTCCATGTGATGATAAACACTTCCAAGCATTTCACTTGCTTTGGTAATTTTAGATTGTACCCATCCTTCTAAGCCTTCTGCTTCACTTACACCTTTGAGCATCTCATGTAGTTTGATTGCATATTTGGCTGACTTGTAAAGGTCTGCACGAGCCATTTGTACTTCGTGGTCGCGTTCAGCAATATCTGCTAATTCGCCTAAACCTTCTTCTATTTCTTGTTTTCTCATTGTACAGTTTCCCGTTGTTCTATATGTATTTATCGTTTAATAGCTTTGCCGCCCATAACGTTGGCCTTCATATCTAGTGCGTTCTTAGCTGTACCATCTGGGTTAGTAGCTTGCGGAGCCTTCGGTGCACCATATTTGCTTGACTTTTTTACTTTGCGTTTGGCACCAGGAACACTTGAAATAGTAGCAATACTACCTGCGTTAGTGCCGCCTGCTGTTGCTTCTTCGCCTAATAGTTCCTTAATTTTCATCTAGCACCCGCAATCAGTACCGGCACAAGTGCAGGGTGTACAAGTGCAGTTCTCACATTTACAATTTGGATTTTCACACATAATAAATCTCCTTATAATATATTTATCCTTATTATTTTCTTTTGCCACGGAATCTACGTACATGTCCTGTATAGAATATCATAGTATACCAAGGATTGTGCCTTTGCATCTTGCGAGTATATTCCCAAGCTACATTATCTTGGTCTACCCATACTACATGATATCCTCTCCATCTACGTGAAGGATACCATTCCATTCTGCCGCCTTTTGTAATAAGTGTTTCCAATGTCCAAAAGTAACAGTTATTTTTAAGAGTGAATAATCTTATGGGCCAGATCCAAAAAAAGACTGCTATAAGCAGTCCGGTATTAACAAGTTTCATACTAGTAGTTATTATTTTTTAGAGCGGCCGCTCTTCATGTTGGCGCACCAGTGATACATTTTACGCTTTTCGCCACTTGCACCTTTAGCACGTTTACGCAGGTCTGTTACAGAGCCTTTGCAACTAGCACCTGACTTTTTAACTCTACCCGGACGACTTTTACCTTTTTTCTTACCGTCAGCAAAGTT